ACCGTAGTCCTTCCAATACTCTGCCAGATCAAATGTTCGTTCGAAATCAATCTTACCAGACTCATCAATTAATCGGTAAACCACTAACTCACCGTCCTGTTTCTTTATATTATTCCCTGCAACTGTCTCCAAGGGCCCACCTCTATACACACCTTCTATTACCACTAGTCTTACATCCTTGAACATATCAGTGTTGCTATTGATCATACGGAATAGTTCTGCATGTAGATACAGGTTACGTGCAAGTTGCTTACGTGCATCTTGGTCGGTTTGGTATTTCTTAATGGTGGTCAAACTACATGGGTTACCCTTACTTCCTAGAAACTTAGAGAGTGACACACCAGGCGATAGTTTCAACCCAGAGTCAATAGTGTCTGCGAAGTTTGGGTTATAGTTTGCATCTGGTACTATAGTTATCATTTGAATCTCTTGCCTCTATTTTTAACAGAGTTTCCTAGTGCTATGTACCCGAACCTTGGAGATGTCTGCTTCTTGGCAACACGTCCAGTCTTCGGTGGTAATGGTGCCTTCCACTCTGCGTTTAATTGTTTCTCACCTATCAATAAGTCTACTACGACTGTTCCTTCATCATTCGCAATTGTTTGATTTGCGGGATCTCTTAGTGTAGAACGTATCTCATCTATAGTCGGGACTTTTTCATATAACCCTGCATAGTCATCCCTAAACAATAACGTATTACGCAGATCGTCTTTGGGATCAATAGCAATTGCCCTAATGGACAGATGACCATCTGATAGTATACCTGCGACTGCATCACATATAGGTATAGGTTTTACGGGTGCAATGCTTTCCATATTAGTAGGAACATCCGGAGCACCACCACTTGGTTGTCCAGGCGATTCCTTATCTGCTTTCTTTGCAGTCTTAGCATTCTCTGCTTTATGTGCAAACTTAGATTTGATTGCTTCTAGTGCTTGTCCGTGGAATGAACCATAGAAAGATGCACCAGATGTAAATGGTACTGCCCCCTGCGGGCCCATGTACACGGGAGATGTCATCTCTACCTGTTCACCACCCATCACACCTTTCATACCTATAACTGATATTTCAGTTGCGGATATGTTTGTCTGTAGTGCGGACATGCCGATCTCTTCTTCGGCAGATACTTGGAATCTATTGGCAGTAAATATTTCTGCCTCTGCACCAATGTTATTTTTCCAGTAACCTTTTACGATATGGTCTTCATTACCCAATACAGTTCTTGCTTCGTGTTCTACCGTCTTATATACTGCCGTACCTTTTGTTGTGTAGTTTGTGTTAAGACCTACCTTGGTCTTATTGTTCTTGCGTATATCAGTATTGACGTTACCATCTACGGAAACATTATAGTCTCCTTTCACATCAACATTATAGTCCCCTGTAACCTCTAAGTCAAGGTTTCCGTTATATACCATCTTACCATTACCTTCGATGATAACAGTTTGGTCACCCCCAGTCACTTCTACTTTGTTGTTAAGGGCGGCAATAACAACGGATCCGTCTGCACGTACTTCTACACCCGCACCCTTACGATGTTTGATGAGAATACGTTCACCACCAGGCGTGTCATCATATGAAATTATATGACCAGACGAAGTCTCTTTTACTTGGTTGAATGGAAAACGAGATGGTTCTTGATCTTCTAGATTAAGATCTGTACCAACGGTACCACCACCCACATAAAGGTTTTCTACTTTTAAACCACGTGAAGACCTATTGATCGATGACCCATAATAGTATTCGTGTTTGGGATATTCACCAGTAGGATCTTGAAACCCGTCATGAGGTACACCTTCGGTGTTCTCAATTGCAGGATTATTACCTAGTGGTTCTTTTTTAGTTGTAGTTGTCATACTGGTCTCGCACTTACTAGTTCTTTTCTAGTCTTAGATGTTTCGGTTAAAGGATCCTTGTATACGGACTTCTTACCAAACTTGTTTTCAACATAAGATAATACATCAAAGTAGGGGTCTTGGGAGTTTGCATCAATAGCATTGTGTCCCAATACTTGTCCACCAGAACACTTCTTATAGAAAGATGCAATGATTGTCTCCAATGATGCGTATTGTGTCTGAGTAAATGATGTAGATGATAGGTTCAACAATGGGTTGTCTGCTTCGGATGGTACGTTAACACCACCAATTAAACACACGTCAATACAATTAAACTTATGTCTGTTAATATCACTTGCATCTGCAATGTTGTTTAGAGGGAGTCCACGTTGCACCGTACCATCTCTTCGAATGATATAGTGGTATTGTATCCCTAAGTGTCCTGCATCATTATGCCTAAGTTGTATTTCTTCGGCACCTATGTTAGCATTCGTATAGGTCTCACTTGCGTGTACTATAAGTTCTGAGAACTCACGAGTGGATTGATGCATCTCTAACTCTAATTCTTCTTTAGAATCTACGTATGGGAATTCTCTGATATATTGATCATATCGTTTTGCTAACTCTTTTAGATCTAGATCCTCTGTATAGAACTCACCTGCTTCTGATACAACAGATCCAGATATAGTAGAATCTATGTTATCTAATGCAGATTCAATACTTTGCATTTTACCACTAAACGAATCAATCTGACTCTTGTCTATATTTTGTGCTTTTGCTTTAGACTCTACTTCACTTCGTAAGTCTTTAGGATTGGTTGCTGTTGATTCGTTGACAATCTTCTTTAATTCATCTGAGGTGTTTCTATCAGCATTAATAAGTTTCTTTGTAGCATTTGTTAAGTTGAGGTCACCACCATTCATAACATCTGACATTATATCACTTATTAAACTATTGTCAAGTGCTACTAGATTTCCAAACAATCCCTGTAGTTGATTACCTATACTACCAGTCAAATCTTCGAATAGGTTTGCGGCGTTACCAAGTTCAGATGTTATTCCAGATGCTACATGACCTAACAAGTCATCGACTGCGGTACCTAAACCTGCTACTACATTCGTTAGTCCGTCACCGATAGCATCTGTTACTTGACCTAATGTAGATCCTATTGCACCTGCAAGACTATCGGTTGCTGTGGCACTTGCTTGTGCTACCTTATCACCGATACCTTCTACTGCACTTACCGCACCTGCGACTTCATCCAGTAATGCTCCGGAGTTTGCTTTCTTTTTTACTTCATCCATCTTAGATGATACATCACTCATGGCAGAAGTCAGTTCTGAACCCAGTCCAGTGGATCCACCACCTTGATCTTGTTTAGTAGATGCACTTGCAACTGCGGAGATCTCTGATAATAAACTTGACTTTCTTTCGGATGCCACTTCTATGGCACCTGCAATCTCATCTAATGCACCACCACCAAGTGATACAATAGTAATTGGTTCGATTGGTGGTACAATACCTGTGAGTGATGTAGTTAAAGTATCGAGTGATTGTGCAACACCTGTACCTGCCATTGATATGGTAGCAGAAATAGTATCGACACCATTAGCACTGTCATGACCTAAAAGATCATTAGCACTATCAAACACTAGATCAAATCCCGAATCGATTGTCTGTACTACGGTGGCAACACCGGCAGATATACCAACCGAAAATGATGAGGCACTCGTTGTTGGGTATGAGGTGTTACTAGGTAAACATTGTACCATGTTGTCTGCGGTGCTAACTGCTCCACTAACAGTACCTGCAAGATTGTCTAAACTCTTTATACCATTAACCGTTTGCCCAACGTCTTGTCCTAACACTGTTGTTTTGTTAACAACAAGTGCGTCATTAATCTTATTGACCTTATCATTGATATCAATAGAGTATGATGTTGCTTTACTATTTGCTAGTAATTTCGCATTTAATGTGGATAACTGGTTAGACATCTTATACCTTCTTGTTTGCGTATATCTCGTATACTCTCTTTACTTCAGAATTATAATCACCTGTAATCGGAGCATAGTGTCTGCCGATTATATCACCTAATGCTTTACCTTTAGACTTATCTATGATATCAGAATTAAGTATGCGAATGTTTGCTTCTGTATGTGATGTATTTAGTTCATACAGTATGAATGCTAATTGACCCGTGTAAGAGAACCACTGATTAGTAAATGCTTTTAGTCGAGTATACCTAACTCCATTCCACCCCATCAATCCAATATTACCTTCTTTTTCCTGTACTGTATTGAATGAACTATTATTCTTAGATATCGATGCTACTAATGCAGTAGACTGCTTTATAGTATATCCATTAGATAGGAAGAATTTGACTGCCATGTCTCTACGAATTTCAACGGTTTTAGTATCTAAAGGTTCTTCACCTTGATACAGATTTTTTATAGACACATCACCTTCGTCTAATGTGGATATTGATTGATTATAAAATTCTATGTTTGGATCTACTCTATCTGCCAGATCATCGTATGCTAGACTTTGTTGTATTGGTGTAGGATATTCTGTATGTGGCAATGAACCTATAATCAATGGTACCTGTGATTCTTTGCCGTCCATAAACATTCCGAACACGAGTGCCCCTGCTTTTACATCCGGAGAAGATCCGATACCAGATACTCCACCTTCGGTTGTAGGTATGACGCACTGTGCCCATGGCAAATCATTCTGTGATACATATCTTGTTGATGGGTTGTGTACTCCATGTATACGTACACGCACCCTACCTTCATATCCAAATGGGGGTGTGCCATCAACAACTGTTCCGATAAACCAACGAGTCTTATCTCCGTAATAGTTATTCATCACCACCTCTCTCTAACTTAAATATAGTCATTGCAATATCATGTCTAGTGTCCCTAAATTGATGTCTTGTATTGTAAACAATAAAATCACCACTGCGAACAGCATCAAGTTGGTTTGGTTCTTCGGGGTTATTAGCATCCTTCAGAATGTTAACTCTTATCCTATCTCCTACAGTACCACCAGATTTTAAGAAGCCTGGGCCAGGAACTGTGATATCAAATATATTTTTATACACTGCATTCTTGAAGGCAAGACTCTCTACTTTCTTTAGAAACATCGAAGGCGATGCATGATCGTGAATACTTTTCTTATCACCATACACACCTCTTGATACAACTTGATGAAACATTGCCCCAGAAGTTTCGTGAAGATGTTGTCCTTCAATGTTTACTTCTGAAAAGTCTGGTGTCCTATACTCTTTATTATACACGTTTTGTTTATTATAGTCAATGACTCCTGCATCACCTGTCTTAACTAATAGTTTATCTAAATCAAACTGCTGTGATATCTGTCTCCCATTACTCAAATCAGTAACGGTGTATCGAGATCCGATACCACCTGTTTGTAATTGCTTGAAAGTGTTTTGTATATTACTAGTCTTTAGTGACTGCACTTGAAAATATTGTGAGGTAGGATCTCCACCCTCTTCTTGCTTTTGTGTATTAGAGGGAGAATATATAAACGGTGCCTTGGCATTCCATGCATCCTGTTCTAACATTTTGTCCAGACTACCCAATCTTAAATTGGTGTCATGTATAGACGCATATAGGTAGAAAGGCATTCCCAGATCAGTAGTTGATTTAGTTGTCAACCATGTTGCCGCCTCTAATGGGTTCATGTAAGGTATTACACCTTTAAAATTGTTTTGCACAGATGGGTTTGCATATGACAAATCAACATTCTTACCACATTCATTCTGACAGAGTTTAATAATCTCTTCATCCAATCGGTCTCTGATAGCACGTGACACTGCTCTTGATTTAGAAACGAGAGCATGTTCATCTATAAGACTGATCGTATATATCGAACTTTGACCAGAGTTAGATGATTTGATACTACTCATTATACCAGTCATGACAAATGATCTGTCCATAACAATAGTTTCAGATTCATCTTCAGATAGTTCTGTTAGCATTTGAATATGTAATCGTTCCGTACCAGAGAAATCCATAGAGTCAAAAATGCCTTGGTCATCTGCAATTGCAACGGCACCTGTGATATAAGGTTTATCTAAGTTCTCATAGAATACCAGTTCAACTATTAATGAACGAACATCTAGAATAAGGTCTGGTGTACGTTCAGATGATATCTCTGCTATCTGATATTTAAACTGCGATTGTCTTTTCATATATTAGTCTTCAGACATTGCGGATGCAAAGTCATTTGCTATTGTTTTGATTGCGTTTTTCTTTATAACTTTGATTATACGCAATTCTTCGTTCTCTTTCTGTAAGTTTTCCAGTAAGGTTATTTTAGTTGCACCACTAGGAACAGATTGTGTCAAAGGGTCTACATCTACCCATTCACCATTAGCATCTTCGTAATGATGTGTCCCATTATACTGTTCACTCTCTGCATATAGTATACCAGAAGTATCACCACCTGCGGGATTAGGATAAGATATTTCTTCACCCACATTGAATGTACCATCTGTAACATTCTTAGTGTTGATGTAATATGTCAGTTTATAAACACTAGTTGGGTCAAACGCAATACCACTTATGAGAACACTTCTTCCGAATGGATTTATTTCAGTACGGACATCTAATACTATATCATCTTTAGTCAAGATCCACAACAATGGATCTGTAAATGTTTCTGCTTCTTGTGTATCTATCCTTTCTAGTTCTATAATACCATTAGAGTTTGGTGTGACTACTTGCTCCGATACTTGAGATCGTGTTACTACATTTATAGTATCTATGACAAAGGTGCCCATAGACAAATCACGTTTAATGATTATTCCCTTGGTACCAGATGTAGATCCTGTTACTACTCTACCGACTTCAAAGTTATCTGGTGCAGTTCCTATTAATTTTGTACGGAAGATTGGTTTGTTATCATCATCGTAGTAGTCAACAACATCTGGTTGTTTTAATTTCATCGTTACCATTCTGTGAGGATATCGAATCTTTGCCGCCGAAGTAACCTCATTCAATGTTAAGGGCCATCCCCTTTCACGTACGTGGTCATTTGTCAAGTAGAATGTCCAGTAATAGTCCGTAGTACCATAGATTCGAAATGATGTTTGATCTGGTCTTTCGTTTCGTGGGATCACAAAGTCATTAAGCATTACATCATTAATCTTTACTTGATCGATAACATCTACATATGTGGATAAGTTATTAGCAAGAGACAAACTGTTCTCATTACCGAACTTATATAACGTAGGATTAAAATTCTTGAAGTATCCCATTAGAATCCTCCTTCTACGTCTGCACGTGTAAGTGCTCTAGTTTCTTGGAATGCCAAGGTCATATCAATCTCCATGAAGTTACCATCTTCGTGCATTGCCATAGAAGACGCATTATACGTTGTTGACACGTCACGCAAGTAACAGGGTTTTATTTTTGCCAGATTAGGTATCTCGTTCTCACCATACTTGAATTGTAAATTAAACTTATTAGGGAATCTATAACCTAGAGATATTTGTTGTCCTCCGATCTCAGAAACAATATCTTCTGGATATAGTTCTGTTCGGAAGAACTTGACAATCTCTGTAATTTGATTTGCTTCGTCTGCACTCTTGGCAATCATTTTAAAGGTAAATGCGAACTCACGTATGTTTGGTTGTTTGAAAAGCACACGAGAGTTAGGGTTAAGTGTAACACCACCACTGATCTTTTGTGCCGCTCCTGCTTCTGCTCCGAATGAACTTAACTTACCTGCTAATTGAATACCTGCAAGTTTTGCCATATCTGATCCTGCACTACCACCTAATCCACTAACAAAGGATCCGATCCCTTCAACCATAGCACCTGCCATACCCATACCACCTTCCATGAGAGCACCGGCAGTACCTAGATCAAAGTTTTCGTATGTTACGTTATCACGGAATGCTAAACCTATAGGAAGATACAAACATACTTCTCTACCAAAGTTATCAATTGTTGCTTTAGTGTTTACTTCAGATGCATCACCTTTAAATTGGTTTTTGTTTTTTACCAAGGTGTTATATTCTTCTGCTACCTGCTTTGAAGACTCTTCAAACTCTGCTTCAGTCTTTGACTCCGATTTTAACTGGTCAATCTTTTCTTTGTATGATTTTTTTAGTTCTGCGTTATCTTTTTTCTCTGAGTTAAACACATCACTTAATAGTTTATTTGCACCAGTTTCCGCAGTCTCAATAACAGAGAACACCACTTTGGCGGCATATTCAGAAGTATCCATAGGATAATATAGATTTTGCTTATCCTGTAATTCCGGATCCACTGCTTGAGGTTTAGGTTTTCCACCCGCTGCCCTATACATTTGCTCTGGAGTTAGAACGTCACCGACCTGTGCGTCCATTATGTCTTGGTTATTATCTACTGGCATCTTATGTTTTCCATAAATAGGTTTAAACTGTTATGAATCTATTTATATGAAAACTTACAAAGGAAAGTATAAAATTAAGAATCCAGACAAATATCTGGGGGATCCCTCGAATGTGATATATCGTTCGGGATGGGAACTCGCAGTTATGAACTGGGCAGACACGTCTCCACAGATAAGAAAGTGGGGAAGTGAAGAAACAGTTATACCTTATATATGTGAAACTGATAGGAAACCACATAGATACTTCATGGACTTTTCTCTACAGTATGACAAAGGTAGAGTTGTATTGGTTGAAGTAAAACCTCATCAACAGACATTACCACCAAAGACTGGTAAGGGTGTGTCTCGTAGGAAGGTATTGAATGAGGGTATGACCT